AATATACAGGTGCTCAAGAAATCATGCAACGTATAAGATATGGTTATGAATTGTGTCCTGATCATATCAGAGCAGGAGTAACAAATTATAACAAAGGTTCAATGGAGTTTGAAAATGGAAGTAGGATTGTTAGTGCTACAACTACTGGAAATACTGGTAGGGGTATGTCTATTTCTTTATTATATTGCGATGAGTTTGCGTTCGTGAATCCAAGTATAGCAGATGAATTTTGGACTTCGATATCACCAACACTAGCAACAGGTGGTCGTGCAATAATTACATCAACACCTAACAGTGATGAAGACACATTTGCTATCATATGGAAAGAATCGCAAAACAAATTTGATGAAGATGGAAATGAGAGTTTAATTGGTCAAAATGGATTTCATGGCTTTACTGCAAAATGGGACGAACATCCTGATAGAGATGAAGAGTGGGCTAAGACAGAAGTTGGAAGGATAGGCGAAGAAAGATTTAGACGAGAATATGGTTGTGAATTTTTAGTTTACGATGAAACTTTAATTAATAGTATAAAATTATCTACCATTGAAGGAATAGATCCAAGTTGGAACATGGGTCAAACACGTTGGTATGGAAAGCCTAAACCAGACAGCACATACGTTATTGCTCTTGATCCGTCAATGGGTACTGGTGGAGATTATGCCGCGATACAAGTCTTTGAATTGCCAAGCTACAAACAGATAGCTGAATGGAGACACAATACAACTCCTATACCATCACAGATCAGAATACTTAAAGATATTTGTGTTTACATCAAAGAAGAATGTCAAAATGATGGTCAAAACATTTATTGGTCTGTTGAAAATAACTCAATTGGAGAAGGTGCTTTGATTGTGATTAGAGACATGGGCGAAGAAAATATACCAGGAATGTGTGTATCAGAACCTATTAGAAAAGGCAGAGTGCGTAAATTTAGAAAAGGATTTAATACTACACACAGCACAAAAATCAGTGCTTGTACAAGATTAAAAAACATGATAGAAACTGATAGGCTTAAAGTACATAGCAAAATACTTGTAAGTGAGCTTAAGGCTTTTGTTGCAAGTGGCAGTAGCTACAAAGCAAAACCTGGTGAAACAGATGACCTAGTTAGTGCTTGTTTACTGAGTATGCGTATCATGGCTGTGTTGAAAGATTGGGATCCTAGGGTGTATGAAACATTTAATCAAGCAGATACAGAGGACGATATGACACCGCCCATGCCCATCTTCGTTTCCACTAATGTTAGATAAATATTAATATGAGCAATATGGACAACATATCAGATCAGTTATTTGCAAAGATCAGGGGAAGATTTCCCGCTGTTACCATTGGTAATGAAGCAGGTGAAGTCACAGACGACCCAAAAACAGGGCGTTACTTTGATTTTGATTATATCGTAGGAGAAGATATACTTGGTAGAGTCAGTATAACACTTACAGAAAAAGAGATTGCTGTGGTGTACAACACAAACTTTATTGCAGAACAACCAGATGGAATCAAGTCTGATTGGTATAACTTTTTAAAGGAAATAAGAAACTTTGCAAAAAGAAATATGTTAAACTTTGACACAAGAGATATAAACAAGTCCAATCTTGATAAAAGAGATTATGCACATCTAACAAAAACTGCCGGAGAAAAACAAATGAGTGAAGCAAAAATGTACGGCACTAGTAGAACAAGTTATGAAGACATAGACAAGGCAAGGTTAGTATTAAAACACAGACAACCTGTTAACCAAGAAGTTCCTGGTGCAAGAACACAACACGTAGAAGCAATTTATATAGAATCAGAAAATGGTGAAAGATACAAGTATCCAATGAGACACCTTAATGGTGCAAGAGCATTGGCACAACACGTAAGCAACGGTGGAAACTTGTATGATGACTTTGGTAAGCATATCGTATCACTCAGCGAAGAGCTTGGCAAGTTAAAACAATTCAAAACTTACATTAACAGATCGGCAGTGATGGCAGAAGGCCTTAAAGGCTACATGGACATGGTTAATGAAAGAATTGATTCAATTAAAACTGAAGTAATGAAATTACAAAGACCAAACTACTATGCAGAAACTATTAAAGACTTTGCTCCAGTAGTGATGGAAGAAGTACCAGAAGATTTACAAAACAGTTGGATCGATGAATTAACAATTAGAACTTTCAATGAAGAACTTAAATCAGTATTTCCATACATCAATAGATTAGTTAAGGAAAAAAATAAAATCAAAGAAATGGGTCCAACAGATTTCTTAGGTGAAGAAAAAACAGAAGAACTGAAAAGTTGGTATGAAAAATACAAACAATACAAAAGTGCTGATGCCGATAATTTAGCAGACGGTATGTTTAAGTTTCATTTAGATTCTGGTGTTGACCTTGATACTGTTGAAAAAGGTGAATACGAAGCACTTGTTAAAAAACATGGCGAAGATAAAGTTTCAGGAAACGCATTAATGTATATAGATGAAATGCCTATTACCAATGCCATGCTAAATGACTTTAAAAAAATCATGGGTAGTGTTGATGAGGAAACAGTTGAAAAAGCCTCCGATATGCTAGACAATACAAATGAAGTTTCAGATATGGGCATGAACAAATATGGACTTGCCGCAAAACACAAAGATGGAAAATTTTATTCATTTAGAAACGGCAAGATGACAGGTGGCCCTTTTGATTCAATTGAAGAATTACAAAAACATCAAATGGAACTGATACAAGATGAAGCAAGTGGTCCTGAAGGTGGCATGGAACCACACGCACATAAATTTTACATCGATGGTGATTACGATGAGGACAGAGGCATATCTGATAAAGATTGTGAAGAGATGGAATATGCTTGTGCCAAGGCTGGTATCAAATGTAAATGTGAGCCAGACGAAATGAGACAAGGCGGAGTCATTATCCATACAATGTCACCACGTGATGCAGTAGCAGATGCATTAGACAAAGAAGGCTTTGCAGTAGAAGAAGCATACAGTCCAGAAGAAGATTTTGAATCTGCAATGAACATGATAGTAGGAGAAACAGAAGATGCTTTAGTTAACGGCAAAGGCAAAGACCAGGAAGCCGCGATTAAAAAACTAAATGGCTTGACGGCACAGCATTTCCCAGCTGGTATAAACGGCACCAATGCTGTTCAAAGTTTAAAGGGTATCATAGATGACCCGATGCTACTTGATATGTTTAAGAAAGTTGGAGCAAAAGATTCTGATCAGTGTGTAAGACCATTGATAATGAAATATATCAAAGCAAAGGCACCAGCGATTCTGCCAAAAATTGACACTGGTGATTTGAAGATGGAAAACATCAAAGATAAAGAAGATTACATGGCAAAGAAAAAAGCCATACAAGATCTTCAAATGGATCCAAACACAGCCGGAGATGAAAGACTTAAAAAAGAAATCGTACGTAGAAAACACGAACTTGAAAAAGAAGCTAGGTTAAAAGGATTCAAGGAAGATGAAGATAAAGAACTAGTATATACTGACGGTATGACTGCTGATGAAATGTTTGCAGTTTCACAAGCAAAAATAATGGATAATGATCCAAGCGAAGAAGCTGTATCAGGACCAATGTTTGTATTCCAAGATATCAAAGACCCAGCAGTTGAAAAAGAATACGATGCTAAGATAAAAGCATTCATCAAGGATCAATATAACTTAGATGACGAAGATATGGATCATATGTTTCCAGAAGGCGAGCAAGAAAGAAAATTTGACAAGTATGGTGCTATGGTAAGTATGCCAGAGCCAGATGATAAAATGGCAGACCTTAATGATAAAATGAATCAAATTAAAATAGCTGATCATCTTGCCAAAGCGGCAGGCGTGAACAGAAAAAATGTATATTTTGATGATGCAGATTTAGTTTGGGGAAGTAAAACAGTCATTCCGAGTTGTTTAGTTGACAAGGAATGTACATTTGCAGATGCAGTAGATAAACTTAAAGCATTTGCTGGTGCTAATCCAAAAGCGGAAGATGATGACACAATTGATGTTAAAATGAATCCGGATGGTAGCATTGAAAAGGCAAAAGACGACAAGAGAACACCTGGAGAAAAGTTAGAAGAACTAGTCAAGTCATATTATGATTACACAACTAACGCATTTCCAAAAGGTGAAACAGCGGTAGTCACAGCTTGTGAAAAAGAGTTTGGCGACAAGGCAATACCATTTGCTGAGAAAATGATTTCTAGACTCAAAGCAGGCAAAGACCGCGAGATGGAAAGAATTAAACAACTAGCAGGCGTTTAATAACATAAAGTCACTTTTTTGGCAGACAAACACTTGACTTTATAAGTATATTAGTGTAGTATATAAAACTGTGCTACACTTACAAAGGCACAAAGCATCGAAGGCTTAAATTATAGGAGGCAATATTATGGCTACATTGGCTGAAATTCGAGCAAAACTTAAAGAACAGGAAACCCGCTCAAGCGGTAATACTGGTGGCGGCGACAACGCAATTTACCCATTTTGGAATATTAAAGAAGGCGAAACTGCAACTCTGCGTTTCCTTCCAGATGGTGACGACTCCAATACATTTTTCTGGCAAGAAAGATTACTAATCAAACTTCCATTTGCAGGAATCAAAGGTGATACTGATTCACGTCCTGTACAAGTGCAAGTTCCTTGTATGGAAATGTATGGTGAAACTTGTCCAGTACTTTCAGAAGTACGTGGATGGTTTAAAGATAAATCTTTAGAAGATATGGGACGTAAGTATTGGAAAAAACGTTCATATGTTTTCCAAGGATTTGTTACAGACAATCCTTTAAAAGAGGATTCAACTCCAGAAAATCCAATTAGACGTTTTATTATTGGTCCACAAATTTTCCAAATTATTAAAGGAGCATTAATGGATCCTGATATGAACGAACTTCCAACAGACTATACGCAAGGTGTTGACTTTAGGTTAACTAAAGCATCTAAAGGTGGATATGCTGATTACTCTACATCAACATGGGCAAGAAGAGAACGTCCATTAGATGAATCTGAGTACAAGGCAATTGAAACTAATGGCTTATTCAATCTTAAAGATTATTTGCCTAAGAAGCCTAGCGAAGTTGAAGTAGGTGTTATCAAAAAAATGTTTGAATCATCTGTTGATGGTGAAGCATATGACATGGAGGCTTTTGGTCAATACTTTAGACCAGCAGGCGTAAGTGCAAGAACAGGTGATCCTGTGAAAGCAAGTACTCCAACTCCAAAAGCTGAAGAGCCAAAGGCAGAAGAGCCAAAGGTTGAGGCAGTAGCACAGACATCTGCACCAGCAGAAGCACCAGCGGAACCAAAAGCGGATAATAACAAGGCAGAAGATATTCTCGCAATGATTAGAAACCGCCAAGGAAACTAATAAACAATATACAAGGGGTTGTTTAGGCAACCCCAAGTATATGGATTAAGGAGTAATAATGGCTAACAAGGCATTTGACGTTTCTAAGTTTCGTAAAAACTTAACTAAATCTATTACAGGAATGAGTGCAGGATTTCATGATCCTACTGATTGGATTAGTACAGGTAACAAAGCACTCAACTATCTTGTGTCAGGAGACTTTAACAAAGGTGTTCCACTAGGCAAAGTAACTGTGTTTGCAGGTGAATCAGGATCAGGTAAATCTTATTTTTGTGCAGGTAATATTGTAAAAGAAGCACAGAAGCAAGGCATATTTGTTGTTTTGATTGACTCTGAGAACGCACTTGATGAAACTTGGTTACAAGCATTGGAAGTTGACACAGATGAAAAGAAATTACTAAAACTTAATATGTCCATGATTGATGATGTTGCAAAGACAGTATCAACGTTTATGAGTGATTACAGAGATATGGCGGAAGAAGATCGTCCAAAAGTATTGTTTGTGATTGATTCTTTGGGTATGTTATTGACTCCAACAGATGTTGATCAGTTTACAAAAGGTGACATGAAGGGTGATATGGGTAGAAAACCCAAAGCACTAACGGCACTTGTAAGAAACTGTGTTAATATGTTTGGTAGTCATAATGTAGGACTAGTGGCAACTAATCACACGTATGCATCACAAGATATGTTTGATCCAGATGATAAGATATCAGGTGGTCAAGGATTTATCTATGCATCAAGTATTGTTGTTGCGATGAAAAAGCTCAAACTTAAAGAAGATGAAGATGGTAAAAAGGTAACTGACGTAAGAGGTATCAGAGCCGCTTGTAAAGTTATGAAAACAAGATATG